TGGCGATCGCTGGCTGTACGAATTGGAAGTGCTTGTCCTGCGCGTGGGCTGAGCGTTGTGACGTTGCTCGCTGCCGTTCTTTGACGGTTTGCAGGTGTTACGGGGTGGCTTTTATCGCTGCGGGCCTAGATCGCCGCGTACAGGATTATCCGGTATTAGAACCCAGTGCGCCGAAACCCTTTGAGGAATTCCTCTAGTTCCATGTCGCTGCGCTGGTTATTGCAGAGCGCGTGTGCCGCGCGCAAGTTATCGGCAGTGTTCCAGCCGCCCTTAGCTTTCGGGATTACGTGGTCGATCACTGCTGAGTCGCCGGCGGGCCATACCGCTTTCTGATTTATTGGCGTTCCGCAGAGATGACACTGCCAGTTGTCTCGTTCGAAAATCTTTGTTTTCGCCACCACGCGGTAGCTGCGGGCGATTTCACTCCGAATTTTCCGTGCAACTAGCACTTGGGAGTATTCTGCGACGTGGGCACGATGCGATGCTTCGCATTGTTGGGAACACAGCGTTTCCCATGTTTGGCTGGGCACGCGCGGCATGTCGTCACCGCAGAATTTGCACATGGCGCACAGCTCGCATCGATCCCCGGCGACTTTCGACTGGAAATACTGACCGCCACATACGGCACAATTCACTGTGTACTCGACCGTCGTCTCGCTCATAGCTCAATCTTCTTTCCGGTGACTGTGATGTACCGAGAGTGTTCGTACCACTCGATTCGGAGTCCATTCTCAAGCGCGTATTTGTTTCGGCCATCGGGTGGGCCTGCGGTAAGCCAGACGTGGATACCATCGCCTGAGGGCGACTCTTCGATGTAGAAGTGGTCAACGCTTTCGATCAGGGCTAGCGCGCGCGGATCGATCTTGCCGTTGTGGATTACATGGTCGAGGTCGATGCAGGCGATGCCATCACCCAGCGCAAAGCCGAGACCAACGCCAGCGCTTGATGCCCGCGCTTCTTCAAATGTTGACCAGGTGCTTTCGTCAGTACTCGATGCCGGGCTACCCGCGACAGTCAGCGGGACTTTTGATGCGGTCCGCCGCAACCACCGGGCGCGCGATGTCAGTTCTTCCGGTATCGGGTTACGAAGTCGGCGTAGCCGTGCGTAGTTGCGGCACTTGTCGGAGCAGAACCGCGCTTGGGCGTTCTTGCTGACGATCGATTTGTCGCAGTAGCCGCATCTTCTCATTCTTCAATTGTACCGGTTTTTACCGTGTGTTTACAGGGTTTCCGCCGAAATGGTGGTGCCTACTTTTACCCGAAACGGGAGGCAATATCATGGCAGTTCCTGGGCGTACCCCTAATGAGAAGTCGGTTAATCGGAATCCGTCGCGTGTTGAGTCGCGCGAGTTTGTTGATGTTCCGTTTGCTGGCCCGTGGCCGCTTGAGCTGCCTGAGTCGCGGACGATAGTTACTCGTGATGGGCAGATGTTGGTTGATTTGCAGCCTGCTACTTTCCGTTGGTTTGAAGAGGTAAAACGTCTGCCACATGCTGCTGTCTGGGATGAGGCCATGTGGGGTTTTGTTGTTGATACTGCGGTGAACGTGGTTGATTCGGCTAACTGTGGGATTGCGTCTGCGATGACGGAGATGCGTCAGCGCGAGGCTGGCGAGATTTTGAAAACTTCGGAGTCTCGGTTCAAGGCGCGGGTGAAGTATGTGCCGGCGAAGATGCTTGAGGCTGCCCCGGCTTTGGTGACGGAGATTTCGTCGCGTGGTCGTCGCAAGCTGGATGATGCGTGAGCTGGTTAGGGCTCCTGGGCATGATCGTGACCGTTCGTTAGGGCATTTCCTTTGTAACTGGATTGAGTTTCATTGCGTGCATGGCCCCGGCGATGTCGAGGGTATGCAGATTGAGTTGGATTCGGAGTTTGCTGGGTTCGTTGTTGATTGTTATGTGCTTGATGAGAAGGGCCGCCGTCAGTACGATTCGGCGTTCATTTCTCGTGCTAAGGGGCGCGCAAAGTCGGAACTTGCCGGATTCATTGTGCTCTGTGAGGGTCTGACTAACGTCAGGTTCTCGCATTGGGCTGAGGTGGGCGAAACGTTTTCGTGTGCTGAGGTTGGTTGTCTGATTGCTGAGTGTGAGTTCGTTTACTACTTTGCTGAGGGTGAGCCGGTTGGTCGCACTGTGGTGCATCCGGTTATTCGTTGCCTTGCGACTGAAGAGGGTCAAGCGGGCAACACGTATGACAACGTTTATTTCAATCTGACTATTGGCCCGATGGCTGCGGGCATGTCTTCTGAGGGCGCTGGGCTGACTCGTGTGTTTCTGCCTAATGGTGGCGAGATTATCCCGTCTACCGCGTCGAACTCGGCTAAGGATGGTGGCAAGGAAACGTTCGTTGTGTTTGACGAAACGCACCTTTACACGCTCCCGAAACTGCACCAGATGTACGCCACGGTTCGCCGTAATCTTGCCAAGCGTAAGGCTGCCTCTCCGTGGTCGTTGGAAACGTCAACCATGTATATGCAGGGGCAGGATTCTGTCGCTGAGGGTACACACAAGTTGGCGAAACTGATCGCTGAGGGTAAGACGAAGCGTGCACGCCTGTTGTTTGACCATCGTGAGGCTGAGCCGACACCGGATCTCTCCAATGAGGCGAAAGTTCTTGAGGGTTTGAAGGAAGCTTATGGCCCGTTCTTTGAGCTGATGGACACTCAGCGGATTATTGATGAGATTTATGATCCGCGTAACGCACCAGTTGACTCGCGCCGGTTCTATTTCAATCAGGCCAACAGCGCACAGGATGCGTGGATCTCTGAGGTTCAGTGGCGTTCGTGCGGCCCGTTGGGTGATGACGTTATTGAACCTCCAGCGAATGGTGATCTGATCACTGTTGGCTTTGACGGTTCTGAGGGTCGCGCTCGAGGTAAAGCTGACGCAACAGCCCTTATTGGTTGTCGTGTCTCTGACGGGCTCCTCTTTGAGCTTGGTGTGTGGGAACAACCTGACGGCCCTGATGGGGTTGGTTGGACTCCACCGATTGCCGACATTGAGGCGACTGTCGCGGATACGTTCAAACGGTTCAAGGTTGCGGGCATGTATTGCGACCCTGCGGCGAAGTGGACTGGGCGCATTGATGCGTGGGAGGGCAAGTACCTTCCGCGGTTGAAGGTGCGTGGTGGTGTTGCTGGGCATCCGATGTATTGGTGGATGTCTGGTCGTCGTGGTGTTGCTGTGGCTGATGCTTTGTCGCGCATGTATGAGGCGATTGCTAACCGTGAGGTGCGCCATCTGGGTGAGAAGTCACTGACAAGGCATGTATTGAATGCGCGTCGTCGTGTTGGCGCTCAGGGGGTTCAGATCCATAAGGAAAGCCCGGAATCTTTGAACAAGATTGATGCGGCTGTTGCCGCTGTTCTTGCTTATACGGCCCGCCAGGATGCGGTGTCGAAAGGTGTTGTGTCGAAGGCACGTACCGCTCCCAAACGAATCTATTAAGGAGGCCGCTATGGCTGTGATTACGCCGGATGAATGGCTCCCGATTCTTACGAAACGTTTAGACGACCGGTATCCGAGGATGGTGTTGTTGCGTTCGTATGCGTCGAATGAGCCACCTTTGCCTGAGATGGGTGAGAATCTGCGTGCGTCGTGGGCTGCGTTTCAGCGTAAGGCGTGCACGAACTATGGTCAGTTGGCGATCTCTTCGCTGGGTCGGCGCATCAAGTTCAATGGTGTTCGTGTGGGGGAGTCGGTTGATTCGCCTGCTGCGATCGCTGTACGTCGGGTGTGGCGTGATAACCGCATGAGCATTGTTGTTGCTGATGCGATTGAAAACTATCTGACGGTTGGTGTCGCATATTTGGTCACTGGTTTAGGTTCTGACGGTGCTGTTATCGCGTCTGAGCAACCAGAGCAGGCTATTGCTGCGCCTGATCCGTTGCGTCCGTGGAAGGCTCGCGCTTTCCTTAAGGTGTGGCGTGACCTTGATGCGGGAAATGATTATGCCTACGTTTATGCGGCAGGTTTACGCCAACTGTATGTGCGTTCCTCGAAGGATGACAACGGCCCGTTGCGGGCTGGTTCGTCTAAGGGTTGGGCTGGCTATGGCGAGCCTGAAGTGTATGTCGGTGATCCGCCTGTGGTCATTATTGAGCGCAAGGAAGGTATCGGGTTCCTTGAGCCTCATCTGTCGGTTATTGACCGCATCAACCTTGGCAAGTTGCAACGGTTGGTCATTACGGCGATGCAGGCGTTCAGGCAGCGCGGTCTGAAAGGTGGGCTGCCCGAAGAGGACGAAGAAGGCAACGCGATTGACCTTAAGAAGTTGTTCAGCCCCGCCCCTGGTGCGCTGTGGGACATCCCTGAGGGTATTGAGGTGTGGGAGTCTCAGACTGCCGACATAACCCCGTTGCTGGCTGGTGAGAAAACGGATGCAAGAGACTTTGCTGCTGTCACTTCTACCCCCATTTCGGCGCTTATCCCTGATGGTGCTAACCAGTCTGCGGAGGGTGCAGCTTCAGCCAAGGAAGGCCAGATTGCTCAGGCTGAGGAAGAGCTTGAGCGTATCCGTCCTGCTATTGAGGTTGCCCTTGTGTATGCGTTGCGTGCTGAGGGTATCGATATTGGCGCAGAGACGGTGGAGCTGCTGGTTGTTCCCCCCGCGCATGTTTCGTTGTCTGAGCGTTACGATGCTGCGTCGAAGGCTGTCGCAGTGCAGTCGCGTAAGACTATTCAACGGGACATTTTGGGGATGTCGCCGCAACAGATCGCTGAGGATGAGGCTGATATGTCTTTGCAGCAGTTGCAGGCGTTTACCCTAACTGGTGGCGCTAGTGGCAACGCCTGAGCTAATTTCGGGTTATGACCGTGCGGTGTTGTCGGTTCGTGCACGTGTGCTGGCGTATGCCCAGTTTTTGTGGACGAATTCGCCTTCGCTGCGTGATGAAGATGTTGAGCGTTTAGTTGCTCGGATTGTGCCGGTGGTGCGATCTGGGCAGCTTCAGGTTGCACAGCTCACGGATGCCTATATTGGGCGGTTGTCGCAGTCGGCGGGCATTAGTTGGTCTGCTGGTGTCGATCGTGCGTTGGTTGATTATCGCGGGGTTCCTGCGGAT